GTAGGTCTCATCGATAAAAATGTCCTCGGCTTTGTGCTTACGGTTGTCCGAGATCATCTTGAATTTGTCTTTCCCCTTCATCTGTAGGCGCTTGATGTACTGGAAGCCTTGGTAGGAGAAGAAATAGATACCGTCGCCTACGAACTCCTTGATGCTGATATCTACCAGCAAAGGGTCGCCGTGCTTAATGGTGGGAGTCATCGACTGACCCCAGCCGGTAATCATTTTCAGGTGGTAGTGCTCGACGAATTCAACACCCATAGCCCTAAGCTGTGAAGGGCTGACGCGCACGTCCTGAAGCATTTCAGGGTAGTCATGAGCAACCTCGCCACCGCCCAGAGCGCCGCGAATGTCGTAGTGAGCGATCCATACCTCGTCGCCTACCTTCCCTGGGCGGTATGCGTCATGCACAAGGACGCCTCCGGCCAGTTCGACTTCATCACCCTCAGCAACGGCAAGCAGCTTGGCGAGCTTGTCACTGCCCAGCGTCTTGCCTGCCAGCATTTCTCGGAGCTTGTCCGCAGCAGACTGCTTCCCGTGAGCTTCCGGTTGCTCAGTGCTGGATATCTGCGACAGCGCCGGGTCGTCACCGGCGCCATGCTGAAGCCACTCGATTTTTACACCAAGCGCCCTGGCAATAGCCTGCATTTTCGCAGGGCCGGGCATCGACTCGCCGTTCAGCCACTTGCTGGAAGCCTTGGGCGTGACCTTCGCTATTTCAGCCAAGCGAGCGCCCGCACCCCACTGGTCGATGCCGTGAGCTGAAAGGGATTTCTTGAGGCGAGCCACGAAGGCTGCGCGAATTTCTTCTATCTGAACCATAGGTTCAATATCGCATGCCCTTGCATGTACTTTCAGTTCCGACATAATATGTACTGCAAGTTCATATTTAACCCGGAGGCCACATGAGCCCGCTGAAGAAATCGATTGATGACGCCGGTGGCGTTCCGGTGGTTGCCCTGGCCTGCGGCCTGACCCCGCGAGCCATCTACAAATGGCTGACCGCCGGATCCCTGCCGCGCACTGAATACACAGGCGAGACGCGTTACGCCGAACGAATTTCTGCTTTGGCATCAGCCAACGGAAAGCCCTTCGAGGCTTCCCGGTTGCTGTCGGAAGCGCACCCGAAAAAATCTGCCGCCTAAAACCGATTTCCAATCACGAAGGAGCAACACATGTACGACGAACCCCGCCATCTGAAGGACCGAGAAATTAAATCTCGGTACGACGATGAAACCTACGAGGCACTCAAGGCAGTCGCCCGACTTCACAAGCTGCAACTCGCCGTATTCGTTCGCATGTGCGTGGAAGAGAAGCTGGAAAGCATCGTTGAACAGGATGTTACCGGGAAACAGCAGTTGGCCTGAAGGCCCTGAAAGGAGGCTCTGTGCCTGAAACCACGATCTGCCATGGGATCGATGGGCGCCTCTACGAAAAGCTTGAACGATTGGCTAAAGCCGCAGGCATGTCGCCTGACGAGTACGCCGCAAAGCTTGGAGCAGAACGCTTTTTCGAAAAGACCAGGCCAAAAGGGGCCGGAAAACTCCGACACCTGCCTACACCACGGCGCGACCCGCCGAAGGCCGTATTAGGGCCTGAAAAAGGAGGGGCTGATGAAGACCTCAACCCATAAACCCAAATCGCAGGCACAAAAAAGCCGGGGCGCAATCCCGGCTCTTTTAAAGCACTTGCAAATATCGTTTCAATCTGGAGCCGATTATGCACACCTCTAATCTTGATGTACAGGCCCTCAATAATCCCGCGCCACGTTTTCTGCAATCGCAAAACGTGTCGCGCTGCAATTTCCATCTCGATGCAGCAATGAGCGCAGCGAAGCAGATTCGCTTCCAGTACTCCAAGCCATCCAAAAATAAGCTCGTGCGCGAATGCCTTGATCATCTCCAGGCTTTCCTGGCGTCGTCGGAAGGCGCTCGCCCATGAACAATGTCATTCCTCTCAAAATCACCGGGGGTTTCACCCGGATGGAAAACAAGCTCATCGAAGCCTTGATGGTTGTCGATCTGCCTGGGCGAGAGCTGAAGGTTGCACTGTACGTGGCCAGAGCCACCATAGGCTTCCATGTGCCCGAAGCTCGCATCCAGGCTACCGAGATATCCAAGGCGACCAACATTCATCCTGACGTCGCTTCCAAGGCCATCAGTCACTTGCTCAAGCGCCGGGTTCTCTACCGCGTTGGCGGAGCCCGTGGCGATATCGGTATCAGCGACCCCTCTGAATGGATCTTCTACGACATCAAAAATGAATGTCCGAATCAGACCATATCGTCCGACTCGGATCATTCGGCCCGAGTCGTCAGCATTGCGAGACAGACCAAATCCGACGACTCCCTTCTTTATACAAAGAAAGAACCCCTAGTAACTGTTTCTACGAAACAGATTACTGCCCCCCAAGGGGCGGAACCCACCCAGCCTGAAATCAAAACCGAAAAGCCAGCAGCTCTGGTTTCGTTCGATGGTGAAGATTTCGAAGTCGACGCCACCCTGATCACCAAGTGGGCGGAAGCCTACTCGCCGACCGACGTCGAGGCGGAGATCAAGCGTGCCGCCGCCTGGGCCAGTGGGAGCAAGCCGAAAAAGGACTGGCGCCGCTTCCTGGTCAACTGGCTGGGCCGCGAATTCAAGAAGAATCCAAGTGGCGCGTCTGAGGCCGGTGTCCCGGTGGACAAGATCATCGACCTGTACCACAAGGTCTGCCCAAATCTGCCGGCCGTCACCGTGGCGAGCGACAAGGTTTTGCGCAGCATGATCGCCGAGCGCTGGAACGAGTCGCCGGCTCACCAGAGCGGGCAGGGCTTCTGGCTCCCGTTCTTCCAGAAAGCAAACAACCGGAGCCAGGTGTTCTTCCGTGGCGCCAACGTCGCGCCGCGTCTTGAGGCCCTCGTTAGTCGCGCAGTCTTTCGCGAAGTGTCGGAGGCAGCCCAATGATGGAACTTCAAAGTCTTGAAGCCGAGCACGGCGTCTTGGGCGCAATGCTTCGCCAGCCTCACTTGATCGACGTTCTCAGCGAGGACCTGGCTGCGGCCGCCTTTGCGTGGGAAGACAACGCTGATCTTTATCGTCTGATCCTTGAGCTGCACGCCGATGGGCATCCAATCGACGTCATCACGCTGAGTGACCGCCGCGCCGAACTGCCTAGCGGCACCCGTGTCATGGCTTACGCGGGCGAGATACAGGCCAACACACCGAGCGTGGCCAACGCCAAAGCGTACGCACAGATCATCCGCGACCGCGCCGTATGCCGGCTGATGTCCTCTGCTGCCGACCGCATCAATGAGCTCGCGCACGAAGAGGCCAGCATCGAGGACAAGATTTCACTCGCCCAATCAATCGTCCTTGGCCTCGACAGCAGCGGCAGTGAAGGTGAATGCCAGATGGTCGGTGACATCCTCATGGCGCACGTCGAGATTCTGCAGGATCGACTCGACAAGTTCGCAGCAGGCGTGACCTTTGACGGTCTCGGTACCGGTATCCCTGATCTGGATGGATTCACGCAAGGGTTGAAGTCCGGCCAGATGATCGTTGTTGCCGGGCGCCCTGCAATGGGCAAGACAACCCTAGCGATGAACATCGCGGCAGACGTGGCCATCAACCAGAAAAAACCGGTTCTGGTCATTAGTCTGGAAATGAGCAAGACCCAGCTCATGGATCGCCTGCTCGCCGCCGTCGGAGGCATACCGCTTCCGTCGCTGAAAACCGGTGAGTGCAGCAACGACTACGTGACAGAGCTGAACGCTGCCGTGCTTAGGCTTCGCGATGCACCGATAGCGGTGTCCGACGTGCCGGTCATGACCATGCCCCGCATCCGCTCAATTGCCCGTCGTCAGTCCCACCGCATGGGTGGGCTTGGCCTTGTGGTTATCGATTACCTCGGGCTCGTCGAGGGAGAGGGCAAGGGTCGTACCGAAGACGTTACAGCCATGTCCCGCCAGATCAAGCTATTGGCTCGCGAGCTGGATTGCCCGGTGATCATCCTATCCCAGCTCAATCGTGGCTGTGAGGGCCGTCCAGACAAACGTCCGGTGCTCAGCGATCTGCGCGAGTCGGGCGCCATCGAGCAGGACGCTGACATCGTCATGTTCGTGTACAGGGACGAGGTCTATCACCCGAACACTCAGGACAAAGGCATTGGCGAAATTCTCATCCGCAAAAACCGGGATGGCGAAATTGGCATGGTTCCGACCGCCTTCCAGGGCGCCAAGTCGCGCTTCCTTCCGCTGGCAAACCACGCCCGCCAAGACAACGTCGTGAAGGTGAATTTCTGATGAGAGAGCGCAGAACGATCTATCACCATAACGGCTACCGGCTTCGCTCCTACACCGAGCTTATGTGGGCCCGCCTGTTGGAAGCGTCCGGAATCTTTTACCTGTACGAGCCGGATCTTGTCCGCGTCGACGAGGGTTACTACCTCCCGGACTTCTGGCTGCCGAACGCGGGCATTTACCTTGAAGTGAAAGGCAAGGAGCCAACGCCTGAAGAAATCCAGAAGGCTGATGCAGTCATGGCGCGGACCGGCAAAGAGGTCATGTTTCTTATCGGGTTGCCTGAGTCCGACCGTGGCGGGCTGTTCAATTGCGGACTCCTTATGCGTGGCGCGAACGGCTGGCACCACAACATCTCCCCCCATCGATCTCCAATGCCTGGTTCGCGATCACGTCAGCCCCGAAGCAGCGGCGCGCATGTCCCTTTCAGTCCAGAAGGACGACATGGATTACGTACGGCCAATCGGCGAAATCATGGAGGAAATGTTCCTGGCTCGCGCGGACCGCTCAGACATGGAGCGCGTGCTCCGCGAAACGCATGCCGAGGCAAACGCCCAGCGCTTGACCCTCATGCCGGAGCCAACCATTTGCGAGACCGCACTGAAAGCATTTCTCGACCGCCAGCTATTTCGGACTTCTCAGCGAGGTGCAGCATGAAACGAGCAAACCCAGCACAGCTAAGGCAATCCCTTGAGATGGCGAACACCATGGTCAAGCACGGAATACGTTTCGTGTGCATACCGGTGGTGGATGAGGCCGACGGTATGAATCTGGCCAGTCAGGCCGCCGAGCGCATGGAGCGCATGGCAGTAATCGCAGAAGCAGCGGAGAAGCGGACATGACCGACAAGATGCGTGAAGAGTTTGAGACCGCTGTTGCTTTGGAAGCTAAAGAGCCCGTGCTGGCGGTGTACCTGAGTCGCCGTGGCGACACCTACAGCACCAGCACCCTCCATTTCGCGTGGTGGGCTTGGAAAGCCTCCCGCGCGGCACTGCTGAAAAAGCAAGACCAGGAGCAAGAAGAGTTCCTTGCCCACCTTGCTGATTTTGAGCCAGAGGACACTTTTCATGACTGACCGCACCGAACTGAAGCGGCTGGCCGAGCATCATCTTTCACTTGGGCAGGCCTACACGGTAGCTAAACCATCCGTACTCCTGGCCCTGATCGCCGAGAACGAGCGGCTGGAGCGGAAGAATGCCAATCAGTCCGAGAGCATCCGCGAGTACCAAGACCTGGTCATGGGCGGCGACGTAAGCCTTGGGATGCTGAAAGCAGATATCCGAGTGACGACCGGTGAGCGCGACCAGCTCCGCGGCGAAGTCGCCGGCCTCAAGACCGGCTACGAAGCCTACGAGCAGGTGAATGCTGAGCTGAAGGCTGAGGTGGGGGCGCTGCGCCAGATCATCAGCGATAGCGCGACCTCCTGCGGTGCTGCTGTTTCGGTCGAATGCACCCTGGACTTCATGAAGCACCTGCCGGTCGAGATATTTTCGGTCATCTCAAAGCTGCGCAAT